AGTTTAACGAAACAACTAACGCTTTCACGGCTGACAGTAACTAATTAGGCGGTATTAAAAACCGCCTTTTTTATTTTAAGAAAGGAAACCAACAATATGGCGATGAATATTAATTTTGATGATGGTATTGAAGAAATCACCATCAACAACGATAAGAACAGAGTTTTAAGAGTGAATGTCCGTGACATTGGAATTTTAGATCGTGTCCAACATGTAACGGACAACTTCCAAAACCAAATCAAAACACTAGGTGAAGAACTAACAATCACAAGTGACGGTGAAGCAACTGTACCTGAAATTGCTGAAACTGTACGCAGAATTAACCAAGAAATGCGCACAGAATTTGACAGCATTTTCTATGAGGGTGCAAGTGAAATTGTATTTGGAAAGCAGAACCCTTTATCCATGAGTAACGGGAACACTATTTTCAATAACTTCATGACGGCTTTCGCTGAGTACATTAAGCCATTTATCGAAAAAGAAACTAAGAAGATGCAAAAGAACATCGAAAAGTATCGTAAGGCGTATAAGAAGAAATGATAGGGCGATTATCGACAACTATCACGGTAAATGGTAAGGAATTACACATAGAAACGGACTTCAGAACGGCGCTATTAGTGCTTGTTGCATGCAATGATGTCGAACTATCGGACAGAGAAAAGGTTTATATCATGGTTGATGCGCTTGTTGGCTTTGAGAACTTAGAACGCGAAGACGTGGAAGAAGCAATCAAGCAATGCTCATGGTTTATGGACGGTGGAAAAGACTATTCTAAAGCGATAAACAAGCCGAAACTAATGGACTGGGAACAAGATGAGCAAATCATCTTCAGTGCAATCAATAGAGTGGCTGGGAAAGAAGTACGTACAGAGTCATATTTGCATTGGTGGTCTTTCTTAGGATATTTCAACGAAATCCAAGAGGGACTTTTTTCTAATATCCTGAATATTAGACAGAAAAAAGCGAAACATAAACAGTTGGAAAAGTGGGAACAAGACTTTTATAAAGACAACAAAGATTTGATTGATTTTAAGACTGTTTATACGGAAGCGGAAAAAGAAGAAATACGCAAAATCAATGAACGTTTTAAATAGAAAGGAGGTTTTTAATGTCAGACGGTGGAATTGTATTTGATACAAAAATAGACACATCGAATTTCAAAAAGGGTGCATCGGAATTAAAGGCTGAACTCAAAGACTTAGAGTCACATTTGAAACTGGTTCAAAGTAATGTAAATAAAGCACATGATGCGTTTGAAAAAAGCGGTGGCAAAGACAGCAAGTTAAAAAGTAGGCTTGAAGCAGAAATTGGCGATGCTGAAAGACTGAGAGCACGCATTGAAGAAGTAAAAAATGAATTGGCATCACTACCAAACAACACTGGGAAACCAAACAATACTGGGAAAGACATTTCGCCACAAGATCAAGCGCCTAAGTTTTCACTTAAGGGCGCATTGGGAAACGCTGGCGCATCACTTGGGAAAGTTGCTAATGCTTTAACTGGTGGCGTGATAGGCGCTACAAAAAGCCTATTAGGATTTAACGAAAAGCAAAACGAAACTAACACATTTGCTAAGTCGTTAGGCAAGTCGATTTTCTCGCTTGGTAACATGTTCAAAATGCTTGCGTTGAGAATGGTTATGCGACAAGTCATATCAGGAATTACACAAGGCTTTGGGCGTGCTGTTGAATATTCTGAAGCATTAAAAACATCTATGGACGGGTTAGAAATGAGTACAGGCGCATTCTCTAATAGTCTAGGCGCAATGGTAGCACCATTAGTAAACGCATTAGCGCCTGTATTATCACAAATCATTGATTGGTTTACATCAGCGGCAAACGCTGTTGCTCATTTCTTTGCTGTGCTAACGGGTGCCAGCTCGTACATTGTCGCTAAAAAGAGTATTGCAAGCGTATCAAGCGAACAAAAGAAGATGGCAAAGGCGGCTAGGGACTCAGCAAAGGCATTGAAAGAAGAACAGGGCGCATTGGCTGGTATTGATGAAATCAACGATATATCCGCTAAGTCTAACGATGGAAGCGGTGGCGGAAATGGTGGAACGCAAGGACTAGACACCATGTTTGAAACCGTGGACACAGGCGCATTAGATGGCATATGGAAGATGATCACTGATGCAGACTGGAAAGGGCTAGGAACTACCATCGGAACGAAGATAAACGAAGCCTTTGCTAGCATTGATTGGGCTGGTATAGGTACGAATGTCGGAAAGGGTATAGATGGCGTTATTCAGACGTTGTATTACACCCTGAAGACGATTGATTTTAAGGCAATCGGTAAGGACTTGGCTACACTGTTCAACAACGCTATTGAAAATATCGACTTTGGAATACTGGGACGGCTATTAGTACGTAAAACACTTGCTATTTTCGATACCTTAATCGGCTTTATAACTGGGCTTGATTATGGCGAGATTGCGAAGTCTATTTCTGACTTCTTAAAGGGCGCATACGATGAGGCGAGCGAGTGGTTGCAAAGTTACGACTGGACTAAAATGGGCGAGTTTATCGTGAGCGCAATAGTTGACTTCTTCAGCAATCTTGATGCTGGCGGTATTGCTTCTAGTTTTGTTACATTCATCACGAATGCACTATTAGCGGCTGTTGATTTACTAGTTGGCATTGTTGGCTCAGTGTGTGATGGCATCTATAACTACTTCAAAGGATTTATTGATGAAAGCGACTATGGAAGTGTTGGCGCAAACATCATCATGGGTATTCTAAAGGGCATTTGGAACGCTATCACAGGCATTGCCGCTTGGATTTGGGATAACGTATGTAAGCCGATTATTGATGCTGTAAAGAAGCATTTCGGTATTCACTCACCATCTACAGTCTTTGCTGAACTTGGTGAATTTTTAATGCAAGGTATGCTCAATGGCATCAAAGAAATTTGGGAAGATATTAAAGCGTGGTTTGATGAAACATTTGGAAACCTGAAGAAGTTTATCGTTGAAGCATGGGAAAGTATCTCAAAGAGTACATCTAAAGCATGGAATGGCATTTGCAAGATGTTCACTTCTGCATGGGATAGCATCAAAGCCGTATGGAGTGGTGTAACAGGCTTCTTTGGCGGCGTTTGGGACGGTATCAAACAAGTGTTTGGTAATGTTGCTCAATGGTTTGGTGACGTGTTCGGCGGCGCGTGGAGGGCTGTAAAAAACGTATTCAGCGCTGGCGGTGCAGTTTTCCAAGGAATTACATCGGCTATTGCAAGCACATTCAGAAGTATTGTTAATCACTTGATCAGCGGCATCAATACAGTTGTTTCTATTCCGTTCAACGCAATCAACGGCGCACTAAATGGGCTTAGAAACTTCTCTATCATGGGCGCTTCTCCATTCTCATGGCTTCCATATATCGGTGTTCCAAGCATTCCATATCTAGCAAGTGGTGCGGTTATTCCAGCAAATCATGAATTCTTGGCTGTATTAGGTGACCAAAAGAGCGGTACAAACATTGAAGCGCCACTATCAACAATTCAAGATGCTATGCGTTCAGTAATGGACGAAAGAAGCGGCAATGCTGACGTGGTTAATATGTTGGCTACACTGATTAGAGTCGTACAAGAAAAGAACCTGCTAATCGAAGACGTTGGCAAGGCGGCTGTTTCGTACATTATCGAAGAAACTAACAGAACAGGTGAAAACCCTGTGGCTGTTTTAGGTTAGGAGGTAACATGGCAGAAATAGGATACAAAATCAACGGCGTATTGTTGCCAACACCTGACACTGACCCTGATTGCACGGGCGAAGATATGCACGGCAAGAGTTGGCGTGATGGTGCTGGCAAGTTGCACTTTGTCATTTTGCGCCGTGATGTTACGTCCGAAAAACTGAAATGGCATTGGTTATCAAAAGCAGAATTTGAGAACTTAAAGAACCTTTGCCGCAAGGATATGGGCGGAACATATACATTTGAAAGCATTTCAGGCGAGGTTAGAACGGTATATACTGGCGCTAATCTCACATATAAGAAACGAGTTACAGACAAGAATACGGGCGACGTTGCATATTTGGACGTTGCCCTTTCATTTATCGAAGTTTAGGAGGTAGCAAATGCTAAATATTTCAAACGATTTGAAGCAAAAATACACAGGCGATTTGCTACCGCCTGACATTGTTTTGGACATAGCGGGAACAGCATACACAAACAAAGACTTTACAAGCGGTTCGCTTAAAATCAAAGAGTCGCTTTGCTCAAAGGATACGCTAGATCTAACGAGTGTTGAAGCATCATCACTTAAAGTCACGATTGCTAATGAAGATGGCAACGTTACAGGCTTAGTCGGTAAGCGTGTTTCAGCAAAGCAAGGCGAATTAGATTTGGGCGTGTACACAATCACGAATGCAAAGTTATCAACGGACTACACAACGGACATTGAATGTTACGATGATTTGAAGAAGTTTGTTGATACTGACGTTTCGGATTGGTGGAATACGCAACTTGTTTTCCCGTTGAGTCTTAAAGACTTGCTGATTAAGTTATGCGAGCGTGTTGGTGTTCAAACCGAACTACCTAATGCATGGACGAACTCAGACATGCAAGTTACTAAAACAACATACTTTCAAAACTTAAAGGCTAGTGAATTACTGGGATATATCCAAGAAGCAAGCGGCACTTTCTTTCGTATGTCAAGAACAGGCAAGTTGAAAGCAATCAGCCCTAATAAGACACCAACGGAAATACCATACACAAGACTTTTCAACGATGCGACAATCTCAGATGAAGAAACG